GCGAGCCTCAACATGGGCTGCTCTTTATTCTGCTGCCGTAGCGCGTGTTAACACCGCTAGTAGCCGTTCAACAGCTAGTGGCTCTGGCCTTAGATTAAAAATAGGAAGTTATTAATATGTCATTCACGACTTTTCTTGAAAACGAAGTATTAGATCATGTGTTTCGCAATGCCGCATACACACCACCTTCTACTGTTTACATCGGCCTTTATACATCGGCTACGGGTGCTGGCGGTACAGGTACAGAAGTCTCAGGCAATGGATACACACGAAAAGCTATGGCATTTGATGCGTCTGTCTCAGGAGCAATCGACAACACTAGCGCAGTCGAGTTTCCAACGGCTACGGGTGTGTGGGGAACCATCACGCATACAGCAGTATTAGATGCGGCATCAGGCGGCAATATGCTTGCTGAGACAGCTTTAACGGCTAGTAAACCCATTGGCAATGGTGACGTATTTCGGTTCCAAGCTGGCGAATTTGACATAACTCTAACCTAACAATGAATGGTTACGGAGCCGCCAATTACGGCATTAACATTTATGGCCAGGCGTATTATGTAGACGCTGCTGCCATTATTAATGCCGCATCATCGGTTACTGCTGATGGTGAACGTGTAGCACAAGGCGCGGCTGTTATCGAAGCGGTATCAAGTGTCACGGCTAATGGTCAGAAGTTTGGTCATGCCAGCGCAGTAATTGAGGCTGTAAGCACTGTAACGGCTACTGGACAGGACATAGGGCAAGGCCAAACGTCTATTGAGGCGGTTAGCACTGTAACGGCTGATGCGGTTTATGTGGTGTCTGCAAGCGCAGTTATTAACGCTGTGTCGAGTGTAACGGCTAATGGTACTGCCAAGATGGGTGGTGCAGCAGTTATACAAGCGGTGTCAGGAATGACGGCAACGGGTCGATATAAATACGAGCCATTACCGATTGATGTAGCAACATGGGCTACAAAGGCAACAGATAGCGCAACGTGGACTACTTTGTAAAAGATTAACGATAGGATTATTGAAATGGCAGATACAACAACAACCAATTATGGCCTAACTAAGCCCGAAGTCGGGGCTTCAGAAAATACTTGGGGTGCAAAACTTAACGTCAACATGAACCTTATCGACACGCAAATGAAGGTGTCTGATACTCGTAGTGCTGCCAATCTGCCTAAAGCTGGCGGTGCAATGACGGGAGCCATAACGACTAATAGCACATTCGATGGGCGTGATGTGGCTGCTGATGGTGTGACAGCTGATGCTGCTTTACCCAAGGCTGGCGGTGCTTTATCTGGTGATGTGACTAATACATCAACAGGTTCTTTTCAAGTATCTCAAGGAACTACCGCACAACGTCCATCAGGCACAGCCGCAGGCCGTTTACGCTACAACTCTACTGAGGCTGCTTTTGAAGGCTACACAGCCGCAGGATGGGGTGAAATTGGTGGTGGTGGGCCGAGCCTTGGTACTGACTCAATCATACGCACCAATGCCCAAGTCATAAACGAGAACATAACAATTCCAGCTAATACCAACGGCAGCACCATTGGCGATATTACTGTAAATGCTGGAAAAACAGTAACAGTCACTAATTCCGCAACATGGGTGATTCTATGAGTTTAATTAAGGCAAATAATATTACCAATGTCACAGGTGGCATACCGACAGTGAAGTCACAGCAGTTGATACCGACAGCGTGGGTGAATTTTAATGGTGTAGGTACAGTAGCCATACGAGATTCTGAGAATATAACAAGCATTACAGACGTAGGAACAGGACATTACCAACCAAACTTTACTGCTTTGGCTAATACAAATTATGCATGTTTTATAAGCGGTAACGTATTGATTGGAGTAGCTTCCCCTATAAGCACTACAAGGGCATCTTTACAAACTTTAAATCAATCAGTAGCTAATGTTGATGTAGCCGATATTACATTTTCAATAATGGGAGGCCAATCATAATGTCTACAATCAAAGCTAACACGCTCCTCCACTCAGACGGAAGCACAACTAATCCTCCAGCTATACCAGCGTTAGATAAACGTATGGCTAAGGCTTGGGTTAACTTTAGCGCTCAAGATACCGTCATTCGTGACAGTTATAATGTGAGTAGCGTTACTGATAATGGTCTAGGTAGACACACCGCTAACTTTACTACAGCAATGGCAAACACTAACTACATTGGCATATCAGGAGGAGGAGTGATTCCCGATAACGCAGGCAGCGGTCAAGGTAGGATACACATGATTAACAAAATGACTACAACCCATTGTGCTTTCTCTGGCTTCAACGATGCAAGTTCGGCTTATGAAGATTATGAAGTTGCGTCAATTCTAATATTCGGCTCATAAACAAAGGAACAAACTAATGGCATCAATAATAAGAGGGAATGACAACTTTGATACAGTTGGTAGTTCTAACACTAGCACTAGGCTGGCAAAGGCTTGGGCTGAATTTAGCGGAACAGGTTCTATAGCTGTAAATAATAGTTATAACGTATCAAGTCTCACAGACCATTACACAGGAAACTATTCAGTAAACTTTACTACTTCTCTGTCTAGCGCTTACTACGCTACATCTTTAAATCATGGTGCAGCAGCAGTGCGCGGCTGGGACATAATAATTAGCATGGCAACCAGTGCTGTCAGAGTTGAAACTAGAGGTGAAAATGGTAATGAAGTTGACAGCCCTATTGTGTCAGTTATCGTATTTGCCCCATAACTAAGGAACAAACTAATGAAAATCATATATCAAGAAGCAGACGGAAATGTTTGCGTAATTACACCAGCAGCTAACTGCACACTTAGTGACGCAGAGACAGCCGCTAAAGATGTACCAACGGGTTTGGCTTACAAGATTGTAGCTGACGATGTTGTACCCTCAGACCGAACTTTCCGCAATGCGTGGGTAGTTGATGTAGATACTTTAACAGACGGAGTAGGCGAATGATTACTGTAGACATGACCAAGGCAAAGGTAATCGCACACGATGCTCGTAGAGCATCACGCAATGCAGACTTTGCACCACTAGACATAAAGGCCACTATCCCTGCCGAAGCCGAAGCAGCAGAGGCAGCAAGGGCAGTCATCCGAACTAACGATGCAGCATTGCAAGTCAGTATGGATGCAGCCTCAGATGCGGATGCGTTGAAGTTGCTGATGCCAGCTACGGACTAATAATGGCTATAACTTATCGTGGTGAAAAGTTTGCAGGCTACAACAAGCCCAAGGCTAGTGCCAAAGGTGGTAAGTCTCATGTTGTTCTAATTCAAGACGATGGCAAAGACCGAATGATTCGTTTTGGTCAAGAAGGTGCTACAGGTAGCCCCAAAGGAACTGCTAGAAATGATGCCTTTCGAGCGCGTCACGCTAAAAACATAGCAAAGGGCAAGACTAGCGCGGCATTTTGGTCAGCAAAAACGAAATGGTGAGGAATTAGCATGAGTCTTTACAGAAACATTGCTGCAAAAAAGAAACGCATTAAAGCTGGCTCTGGCGAAACGATGAAGAAAGCAGGGGCTAAAGGCAGGCCCACAGCCAATGATTTTAAACAGGCAGCTAAGACGGCAAAACCAGTTAAAAAGGCTAAGAAATAATGGCGCTAATACCATTAGATTTACCAGCAGGCGTGTATCGCAACGGCACTGATTTGCAATCGCAGGGTCGGTGGCGTGATTCTAACTTGGTACGTTGGTTTGATAACACCTTACGGCCTATTGGTGGATGGCGTACACGCAGTAATACGGCTAGTGCTGGTCAAGTTCGTGGCATGAAATCGTGGATTGCTAATAATGCTGATCGCTGGATTGCGGCTGGTAGCTATAATAAATTATATGCGTATAGCGGTGCTGGCGTTCAATATGACATAACCCCAGTAGGGCTAACGGCTGGTAATGAGAATGCGCTTAATCCCATAGGGTTTGGTACAGCATTTTATGGGCGTGAATACTATGGTACAGCAAGACAAGAAGCGGTGACTATTACGCCTGCAACAACATGGTCGATGGATTCTTTTGGGCAATTTCTAGTCGCCTGTTCAAGTACAGATGGTAAGGTTTATCAGTGGCAGCTAAACCCTTCAACAAAAGCCGCAGTAGTAGCCAATGCACCCGTTAATAATCGCTCTATTTTAGTGACAGAAGAAAGGTTCTTAATGTGTTTAGGTGCTGGCGGCAACCCTCGCCTGGTGCAATGGTCTGATCGTGAAAACAACACAGTATGGACACCAGCAGCGACTAATGAGGCTGGCAGTTTAGAGTTACAAACTACAGGCCGTATTCAGTGTGGTGTAAGGGTTCAAAACCAAGCATTGATATTGACCGACATTGATGCGCACGTTGCTACTTACTCTGGCCCACCCTACGTTTTTGGCATTGAACGGATTGGTACGTCTTGCGGAATTGTATCGACACAAGCTGTGGCTGTTGTAGATAAGGGTGCTGTTTGGATGGGTAGTCGTTCATTCTACACTTACAGTGGTGGTGCTGTGTCAGAGGTTAATTGTGAAGTAGCAGACTATGTATTTTCTGATATTAACCACAGTCAGATCAGTAAAGTAGCAGCCGTATCTAATGCCAACTTTGGTGAAATTTGGTGGTTCTACCCATCTGCAAACTCTAACGAAAATAACCGCTATGTCGTGTTTAACTATAACGATAACACATGGGCTATAGGCGTTTTAGCTAGAACTTCTGGTGTAGATGCAGGCGTATATCGTCAGCCTATAATAGCCTCTGCTACTGACAAGAAATTATACGAACATGAAATTGGCTTTAACTACGATGGTGGCGAACCATTTGCAGAATCAGGCCCAATAATTATGGGCAATGGCGATAACGTAATGAGCG